CTCTCCTCGCGTGATTCTCGGCCACGGCGAGTACATGGTCACGTGGCCAGGCGAGCAGCTGCAGCAGCCGGTTTACCAGCACGCAACCGATTACGTGACGCACATGAAGCCACCCGAAGGCGTCTGGAGGGTGGAACGATGAGAGTGCGATTCATTAAGCCGCTACGCGTCTACCGCAAAGGCCAGGTGGTCGACCTGGGCGACGGAGAGGCAAACGTGCTGATCGCTCGCGAGATCGTTCAGCCGGTGACTGAGCCGACCATGTTTGAAACTGCGGCCGTCGAGCACGAGACGCGTACAGCCGCTGTAAAGCGAACACGAAAACGAAGGGTAACGGAATGCGATACCGAAGCCTGACGGTGGAAACTGCGCCAGCAGTCGAGCCGGTGACGCTCACAGAAGCCAAGCAGCATTTGCGCGTCGACATCGCAGACGACGACACGTACATCGAGGCTCTGATCGTTGCGGCTCGTCAGTACGCCGAGGAGTACCTAGACCGTGCGTTGATCTCGCAACAGCTGGCCATGCGGATGGATACGTTCCCGTATGAGTTCGAGCTGCCAAGGCCGCCTATGGCCACGAGCGGCACGCTCACGACGACGGCAGTCACTTACGCTCTCGATCCAGGCTCAGCGTCTACGGCCGTGCCGACGACGACAACGCTCTCAACTTCCAGCTACCGCGTCGATAGAGACGACACGCCAGGACGTATCAGAACCGTCTACAACGGCACTTGGCCGAGTCACTTAAGCGATCCCAACTCGGTGACGGTGACGTGGTGGGCCGGCTACGGTTCCGGAAGCAGCGACGTGCCGCAAGCAATCCGCAATGCGATCCTGATGCTAGTCGCTCACCTTTACGAGAGCCGCCAAGCCGCTGTCGCCACCGGTGCTGTTCCGCAGGATGTCCCGTTTGGCGTAAAGGCGTTGCTCAACACGGCCAAGTGGGGATCGTACCGATGATCTTGCCAGGCCAACTACGCGAGCGAGTGACCGTCGAGCAGCCAGGTCGCACTACCACGACTCTCGGCGAATCGCAGATTACTTGGAGCACCTTCGCGACACGTTGGGCCAGCGTTGAAGGCGTCAGCAGCCGCGAGGCGTTGCAGTACGGACAGCAGCAAATCGAGATTACGCACAAAGTTCGTATGAGGTATCTCGAAGGACTGACACACGAAATGCGGCTGCAGTGGCGTAGCAGGACGCTCGACGTGGTGAGCGTGCTCGAATACGCGAACCGCAGCGAGCACGTTTTGATTTGTCAGGAGCAAGTGGCATGAGCATCGAAATGGAAATCGCCTGGCCAACGCTTAAAGAACTGCAAGACGCATTCAAGCTGTTGCCGAACAACATTGCCGCAAAACACATGGCAGCCGCCCTTGGCAGGGCAATCGACCCAACTTTCAAGCTCATTAGACAGCTAACGCCACGTGGACCGACAGGCAATCTAAAGAAGGCAGTTCGCAAGAAAACAACGCGGTACGTTAAAGACGGTGCCGGCGTAGCTGTTGCTGGTTACACAAAAGCACCACGAGGCAAAATCGACAAAAAAGCAAACGAGCGTGGAGGGCACGCTCACTTTGTAGAAAAAGGCACAAAAGATCGTCGCACAAAAGGTCGCGTAGCTTCTTCATTTGACGGACGACCTTTTTCGGTTGTTCGAAGAAAAAACGGCGCGTTAGTCACAAAACCAAAGCCGCCGAAAGGCTTTCTCAAAGGCACCAGCAAAGGCGATCAAGTCGACCTTGGAAGAATGCCAGTTGGTGGAAAGTCTGGTGTGCCGCCTATCCAAACGGCGTTTGCCAGAACAAAAACCACAATGTCGGCAGACATGCGAAAGGAAATGGCGGCAGGCATCGTCAACGCCACGCGAGAAATGGCTAGGCCGTTTCGAGGAGGCAAGGCACGCTGATGGCAATCCGTTACCCTGACGCAGTAATCAGAAACGCTCTGATGTCCGATGCCAGCGTGACGCAGCACGTTGGCCACAGGATCTACTCGCAATATGCGTCGCCGGTTGACGACGTGCCGTTTATCGTCATGCGTCGAACGGGCATCGACCGAGAGCAAACGCTCTCCGTGCCTATGGGAGTCCCCCGGATGTCGATGGACCTCGACATCTACGCGGCCACCTACGAGAGTGCCAGAGACGTGGCCGACGCAGTGCGTGACGTTCTGGATGGGTTCTATGGAACTTTCGACAATACAACGGTAAAGCAAGTCTCGCTCGAAGACGAGCAAGACGAGTTGGTGCAACTGGCCGGAAGCGAGAAGCCGCCGGCGTTCAACGTACGAATGAGTTTTGACATTATGTGGCAGGAGACATAGCAGATGGCCAGCACGCCACACGACAGCCCAGGCACAACGCTCGTTTTCGGCGGCACGACGTTCACCGTCACGAACGTGACGCTTAACTACAACGATGTCCGCGATCGAATTGACATCAGCCATTTGGGCCAGACGACCGGCGAGCAAATCGCCAGCCAAGACGCGCCGCTCGTGGGCACTGCCGACGACACTGGCGTCGAGATTAGCTTTGACTACATCGGGACCACAGAGCTCGAAGGCAACACCAGCGGCACCCTTACGGTCGCGGGCGGACTTTCGCTGAGCCGTGGCGCAACTGTAGCCAGCAGCAACGTGACGCTGGCCGTGAACGACGTGATTCGCGGATCGGCAACCCTACGCGTCGCGGCCAGCTAGTCGCGGGAGGATCCCGTGGCAACGTCATCGCAAGGCATTGCGTTTAGCTTTAACGGCTCGCCAGCAAGCGAAATACGCGGCTTGTCGTGGAACGTCGGCGGTGGTTACACGATGGGCCGAAGCGTCGGCTATTTGCCTGAAGCTGGCTCGGTGAGCATTCAGTCGCTCGGTGCTATTAGCACTGCGATTTGGGGAGTACTTGGTACGCTGACAATAACCGGCGGCGGAATGGCGTTGTCGGTTACGGCAGTGTGCACAAACGTCTCTGCCTCGGCCACGCTCAACGGCGTAACGGTCTACGGTGCAGAGTTTTCAATCATTACGTGAGGAAGCGATGGATCTTCGGAAAGCAATTCTTGAGGCACAAGACAGCGAACTGCGAAAGGTGCATGTGCCGGAATGGGGCGTTGACGTGTTTATCGGCGTTATGACTGCTGGCGAGCGTGACAGCTGGGAGAACGAGTGGCTGCAGAAGCAAGGCAAAGGCGGCGTGGAAAACTTCCGTGCAAAGTTCCTTGCACGTTGCCTGTGCGACGAAGACGGAAAGCGGTTGTTTGCGGTAAACGAGGCTGACGAACTTGCCAAAAAGGCAGCATCTATCGTGAATCGGTTGTTTGAGGTGGCACGCGAACACAATGCACTCACTGGCGAGCAAGTGGACGAGCTCGCAAAAAACTAAACGCCCGGCCGAGCAGACGTTTTCTTTTTGCTTTGGCCGGGCATCTCGGAATGACGGTGCGAGAGTTATGCACACGAATGGACAGCCGCGAACTCAGCGAGTGGTATGCCTACGTGCACCACTTTCGTGGGCCTCTCGACAGCCCTTGGCAGCAAGCCGGAACCATTGCATCCGCAGTGCTCGCACCGCACCAGGCACGCGGCAAGCGTTCGAAGCCGTCCGACTTTGTGCCGGTCGCCAACGCACCGCAGCACGAAACGCAGCTGCAAGCCACGATGGACGAAATCATCAAGCGGTTAGGAGGCTAGCGTAATGGCCACTACTGCTCTCGGCCTGGCGTTGCAGATCTCGGCCAGCACGGCCGGACTTGCAAAGAGCGTCAACGACGTAAACGCCAAGCTTGATTCGATGGCCGAGGCCGGCAAGAAGTCTGCCAAAGATCTTGCCATTCTAAAAACCATCGAGATCAGCCGTGCGTTGATCGACGGCGTGACTGCACTAGCAAACGTGCTTTCGTCTGCGGCCTCTGCGGCAAAGGGTCTTTTTGACGATAGTCGCAACGCTATTGACGCTATAGGCAAACTTGCAGACCAGACAGGCGTCAGCGAAGAGGCGATTCAAGCGTATTCGCTTTCCGCACAACTCTCTGGCGTTAGCACCGACGAGTTTGCTCGCAGCCTTCAGAAAATGACTGTTCGGCTTGGTCAAGTTGAAGAAGGTGCCGACTCTGACCCGTTTGCAAAACTTGGCCTTTCTGTTTCTCAACTGCAAGGAATGGCGGCAGAAGAAACTTTTGAGTCCATTGCTCAGTCTATTTCGGGGCTAGCAACAGACGCAGAAAAGGCTGCGGTAGCAAATGAGATATTTGGCCGCACTGGCGTTACCCTGTTGCCGTTGCTTAATCAAGGTGCCGAAGCTCTCAAGGCACAACGTGAAGAGGCTGAAGCTCTTGGCATTGTGTTAACCGGTGACCAAGTCGATGCCGTTGAGGCAATGAACGACTCTTTCACAAAGATTGGTGCAACGCTTGGCGGTATCGTCGCACAAGTGACTTCCTTTCTCGCACCAACAATTGAGAAAATCTCAAATCAGATTCTGGAAATGGTAAAGGAGATTGGCGTCGACAACATTACCAACACAATCACCGACGCTTTGTTTAGCTTTGCCGACTCTTTCTTAAGTGGCCTAAAGGTTCTTGTCGAGGTGCTTGGTCAGATTGCCGATGGCGTTTTAGCACTTCTCAAAAACCTTGGCGTGCTTTCAAAAAGTGCAGACGAAGAAGAACTTGCGGCGGTTCGCGAGCAAGCAACGAGAAGAAGAATGCTGCCTGGTGGCCAGTTTGGTGGTGCGAGGCAGCAGGTTGTTTTTGATCCAACTGATGAGCAAAAGGCACGCATTGCAGAACTTGAAGCACGCATCGCACAGCGTGAAGAGATGGGCACCGCAGGGCTTTTGACTTCCGGCCTTGATGCCGTTCGCGAAACGCTTAACGAGACACGCGACGCATTTGCAAACCCGCAGGCACCGCAAGAGTCTGTGGACGCAACAAACGGCGTTCAGCGTGCTGTCGAAGACGGCAACAGCCAGGTGGTGGAAAAGATAGACGAGCTAATAGAGGCACAGAACCAACCAGAGCCGGTAGCACTAGTGGGGTGAGTCGTGGCGGTACTTGGCTTTCGGGAACTAACTGGGCGAGATTTCACGCACCGCTTTGGCGAGCCGCCAACGGCGTCTCGTCGTTTTGGTGTAACGCTTAACACGCCAGACACGCCGACGCAGCAGATATTAAATGCCATCGGCATTCCGCATGGTGCGATTCACCCAGAGTACACGTTTCTTTTTTGCATCGAGGGTGCAGTCAAGGAAGCCACGCCGACGCCGTATCACGCAGAAGTGACGTACCGCTACGAGTTGCCGAGGCTTGGTAGCGACGAGTTTGAGCCAAACCCGCTCGCTCGCGATCCCGTGTGGAGTTTTTCGCCGACGACCACGACCGTGCCGGCTTTGACGTATTACGAAGGCGATGACAACAGCGACGAGCAGCCGCTCACAAACACCGCCGGAGATTACTTCGAGGGGCTAACCGTTGAGTCAAGCGAGACGCGTGCCGTAATCGTACGCAATCTTCCATTCTTTCCTGTGCAGCTGGCACAAGATTCGACAAACACGATTAACGCTGGCGAGTACCTCGGTGCCCCACAGTATTCGTGGAAGTGCCAGGGAATCGGTGCCGTGCAGAAAACAGAGCTTGTCAACGACATTGAGGTCAAATACTGGGAAGTGACGGCAGAGCTGTTGTACCGGCCGCAGACTTGGGTGCTAAAGCTGCCGAACGTGGGCTTCAACTACTTGCCAGGCGGCACCGGACCAAAGGCACCCGTCTACGTGACTGACGCGGCACCGCTGAGCACCACGAACGGCGAAGACGTACCGTCGCAAGCACCGCTACCGTTAGAGACTGACGGCGACCTGCGGACCAGCGGCGACCCAGACATCCTTGAGCGTCGGCCGTATCGGTCTTCTGACTTCTCGCTGCTTTTTGGCCTACCAACTTTTTAGGTGCATCATGGTCGATCTCAATTACACGATAAATGGACAGATCAAAAAGGGGTCGCTATCGCAATCGTTTGCAGCCAGCGGCGTGACAGCCAGCATGGCCACGGCGGGCGTTGCGTCGATAACACTCGAGCTGGGCACGACCACGAGCAGCGTCAGCACGGCAAATCTCGGTGCCGTTGGCGTGTGCTTTGCTCGATCGCTGGCAACCGTCGAGACGCACACCGTGTCTTTCGGCCGCGTTGTCAGCAACACGCTACACGACACCGTGCGACTGAAAGCCGGTGAGGCTGCTGTTTTGCGGCTGGCACCCGGTGACTACGCGGCCAAGAGTGCCGTCGAAGGAAGCCGCCT